AGAACCAGAAGCTACATTGCCCCCATAAGTTGCGGCAAATTCATCATTAGCATTAAAAGCGTTAGTTACAGCAATGGTAAAATCACCAGTACCATTGTCAGTTAAACTTGATGCATTTAGACTTCCCCCAATAACATTTGTATCGCCATTGAATTGCGCCCACATTTTTGCCGCACTCTGCTTAGTCAGCGTGACAGGGCTAGTGCCATCTGCCGCTACTATTGTATCTGCTTTTAACGTACTCATGCTATCACCAAATTACCATTAACTGTCAGCGTAACGCCGGACGCTATTGTTAAACTAAAAAAACAGCCAGCATTATCACCAGACGCAATAGTTACATCTGTGTCTAATTGCTGTTCATGTAAGCGGAAAATATCGCCTTTGCCATTGGTTGTGTCGCCTGTCGCGCCATTCTCACCGTCAAAATATCCTGCGCCACCACCCGCCGATACTTCTGCGGTGTCTGCGGTCTGGTCAAAGCTAAATAAATCAATCCACGCATCATCATCGCTATTACGCATTTTCAGAATATCATTAGTCGTATCATACCATAGCTGATATGCGTAGGTAGTAGATGGTGCGCTTGTGCCAGCGTTTGTGCTTACTATTGCAGATAACGCATTATTTATATCGGTGCGCGTTGCCGGAAATGTCTGGTTATCTATAACGTAATCATGCTGTGCCATTATCTAAACCCCTGTAGCAACATAATCAAACAATCTATCTACGACAGTGTTACCGCTATCCTTAAACACTATTGTAAACCCTGTTGCTGATTTACTAGTTATAGCATAAAAATCACCGCTTTGCATATCACCTACTGATATAGCTACTGCCTGTAGCGTCTTGAATGCGGTCGGGAATGTAATCACCTTGCCACCGCCAGCCGTACCGGACTGAATATCATTTTCGCTTTCAGTGCGATTAGCCATATTAATATTAACAGTTAATGCTTCTATTTGCGGTGTTTCATCAGCCTGTGTTGTCGTCAAAACTGCCTTGAACCTGAACGCCCTAGCAGTATAGCTACCTAGAACAAACTGACGATATGCTGTCCAAGTGGGTGTGCCAGCCGGATCATCATCTGTTGTAGATACAAATATTTCCACATCAGTAGCACCCACGTTTGTAGACGCGCCTGTAAACTGTGATAACTGATTTACAGTTAATGAAAACGATGCTTGCGCTGTAAATACCGCACCTAAATCTATGTAATCTTCAAATAGATAAGTGCCAGAAGATGATACAGATGCATTACCACCATCAAACAAACCCACAGCATCATCAAAATTGCCAGCACCATCATCAAATAAATCTGCGGTATCTAATTGTAATTTATTATCTACAACAATCACATCAGTTTTAGTGCCGCCGAAATCTGGATGCTCATCTATGCTAGATACATTTGCAAACCCCTGTAACGCAGAAACTAGTACAACACTTTCAGCCGCGTCATTAGATGGATTATCTAGCTTGTCTACCGCCTTAATGAAGTATGTGCCTGTCTGCGCTGGCAGTGTGACAGTGTTAGCTGGTCTTGATACCTTCTGCGCTACTGTACGCGCATTACCATATGTTGCCCCTGTAGTTAGCGGCGAATGTCTAATAATATAATGAGATAGAGACTGATCTGTTATAGGTGTCCAGCTTAAATCTGCGTTTTGCCCATTAACATTTACGCTAAAATTAGTCACATCTGCTATCTGTACTACAGCCGCGCCGATAGTATGCGTTGTATCTACAAATGGTGATTTGATACCTGTGCTAGATACTATTCTAGCCCTAACATCATAGGTCGTGTTAGCCACTACGTTCTGCATTTCAAATACAGGCGATGATGACACACCTAGCGATATGTAATTACTATCTGACTGCTTTTTAGCCTGTACTTCAAACTGATAAGCATAAATGCTAGTAGATGATACTGTCACCTGTAGCACAGATGTAACCTTTTGATTTACTATCTGCGTCTGGTCGGTAACTGATATTGTAGGCGCGGGGATAGTAAATGGATTAGGTAAATTTGTATTATCAACAGAAAATGTTTTTTCGTCTGCATTCCAGTCATAAACTGCGCTATTATTTTCACGCAAAAACAAATCAACGCCCAGAATAGGATTATTATCATTATCAGTTTTTACTAAAAACGACCATTCAACCACCTGAAACACTTTTGATGAAAATCCAAATCTACTGTTTGTTATGCTGACATTATCGCCTACAGATAAATCAAATGCCTTCAAGCTACATGATAACTGCATTGTTATCTGTTGCCTGTTTCTGAAAAGTGCGATTTTTGCCAGTCTTTGCGCCATTGCACTGCTAGTCGTATAGGGCAAATCAAAATCTATAAATTTACGTTCGCCATTATCTTCTGTTTCAAATGTTGATGATGTTAGTGCTGGATAATCTGCGGCAATATAATTTGTGTCTGGCGGTGCAAAAATACCTTTTATAGCATTATAGTTATCGCGTTTTGACCGCTTTGTTTGCACTGTTATGCCATCAATTATATCATCTTCGTCTAGGGTAATTGTAGGCGCAACATATTCAGCTACCTTTATTGTAAATTTGCCATTTACATATGAGATAACACCCCCGCAGGATGTAATCATTTCTTCTAGTATCTTTTTAGGCGAATTACTTGTAGTCAGTGTGCCATTAAATTCATATCTATTTTCTGTGCCACCAGCCGCTAAAGTTACGTTTTCTTCACAGGTATTTGCCGCCGCAATAAAAGCAGTGTCGTCTAATTCATCAGATGTCACGCCCAAACCGTATTTTGTATCAGTCAAATAATCTCTAATGCACAATGCGGGATTAGCCGAATATGATGTAGTGCTAGTGCGCGGGTCATAAACCTTTTTGCCTTTGATAATTGCTGACACGTTAGGCATGCCATTAGGGAATGCATCAGTGTCAAATTTCAGACGCACATAAATATTAGCTATGCCCTGCAAACGGTGTGCTACTGTCCATCCGGCTTCGCTTTCGGCTGGCAATAAATTAGGTGACGCTTGCGTTGTTGATCCGTATCTAACAAATACCCGCACTAGACCTACATATTTAGACGGTGCGCTTACTACACCAGTAGACAGATTAACTGTTAATGCTTCGTCATTTATATATATTGTGTCAAATGACTGAATTTCATGTGTAGCCAGCATAATAACCATATGCAAAAATTCATCATCATCTGTGCTTTCAACATGCGCTAAAACGCCTGACACTCGCGTTTGACCATAAACAAACCGCCTAGGTGCTGTAGGCTGTTTTAATTGTTGTGTCCTGCCCTGAACCTCTGATGCAAAATCAGTAAAGTTAGGCAAATCTGGTAATTCAGGTGCTTTTGATAATGCCGCAGATGCACCAGCCGCTACGATAGTAGCCGCCGCCATAGCATAATTACCAGAAACCGCATATATTCCGGCAGTAATTAGCGTTGATGGATTTTTAACAGCTTGCTTTATACCGCCAACTAAACTAGATACCCAACTCATTTACCACCCCAGATAATTTCTTTGTTTTGCAAATCTGCGATAAATTCTAATCCTTTATCTGCGGGATATTCAATTTTCTGATCTTCTGATGTGTATCTAAATTCTCTAGCAATCTCTAAATCTATCAATCGGCTTTCACCTGTAATATTGATATTACAAAAATCACCATTTTCCTGCACCGACATCAAATCCATACGCCCCTTAAATACTACATACGGCGTATCGTTTATCGCGCCTGTAGTATCTAATGTGCCGAAATATAAAGTAATATCTCTACCCTGATAATCTTCAGTCAGTGCTGTCGCTATAAGTGATGCTGGTATGCCAGACAGCCCGACTGTAATGCCTGTCGCTCTTATTTCCGATGTTTCATCTATTGTACTTATTTGCAAAAAATCGGCAGAACCAGTATAGGTATCGCCATCTATCGTTAAATCACCATAGCCGCCCCATAGTCTCAACACGCCGCTAGAAAAATTCATTTCAACTGCGAAAAACGGCTGTAGTTCATCCGCAGATAATGAATTAGTGAAATCTGTGCCTAGCGACCTACTCATAACGACTCTATAGCCCCAAATGTCATACTATAAAAACCGCTATTGTTTATATTCCAGTCTGATGTAGATGTGCCTAGCCGGAATAACCCCTGTGCGCCTGATACAGTAACGCTAGCGTCATCGGATGGTGATGAACGCAAATCAGGCCATATCGTTAGTGTAGCCTCACCAGACGCGTTTGTATCCACATCATCTAGCACCTTATATAGCTGTGATGTGCCAGCAGAACCTAGCTGGATATAATCGCCAGCCTTTAGGTATCCAGTAGCTGATGCTGGTAAACCGTCTATGTCTAATTCGCTACCTGTCTGCGATGCGCCATTTACTACAGGCGTTCCAGCAGATGTTGATGCACTGCCCCTAGGTGTTGCCGCATTCGGGTCGCCTAGCAAAAACGTGCCATAAGAACCGTACAGCTTCATAAAAAACGTGATCCACACTTCTGCATCTTCGCGCTTCATAGGCGGCAAAGTAACATCAGCTTCCCAGCGTTGCCCTGCATGTTTATGCACTTGCTGTTTTAGCGTAAATGGCGATAGTGTTGTGCCTACAACATTTCTAGCAATCAAATTGACCTGTGATATGCCTGTTTGCGTAGGTAACGCTAATGGATAAGTGATTGCCATAATTAGCCCCCAAACGCTGAACCGAACGAACCGCCACGCCTTCTAGCGTCTAGCACTGCACTAACTGCCGCTTGCTGTATCTGCGGCAACATATTCATAACTTCTGTTCTGACTGTCTGCGCTACGCCCGTTGTCAGATTAACTGTCTGATTAACTGTTACTGCACCGCCGCCCAGCTGGTTGTTAGGCACAATACTGCCAGCCTGATTAGGTACAAACATTTCTGCGCCGCGTTCTCCGACCATATATGGCTGACCGCGCTGAACGCTACCGCCTATAGCTTTGCCGCCAAACAAACCGCTTACTATGCCACCTAAACCGCCACCGCCGCCTAGACCGCCTACAATCCCGCCTATAGCCTTTCTAGCGGCTATTCTAGCTAAATCAGCTACAATAGAATTAGCCATATTACGAAACGCATCTTTGACAGATGATGTGCCAGTTACGATATTAGCAAAACTATCTTCTAGCCCCTTTAGACCATCAACTGTAACATCTTGTAATGCCCTGTCCATTTCATAGGTGCTATCGATATATTTTTCTAAAGCAGTGCGCGATGTATCTACTTTATTTTTAACGATACCAATGCGGTCGCCAAATTCGTCAAATGTAACAACATTTTTTGCGGCTAAATCGCCTAAATCTCTAAACCCTTTAACTGCCCCATTTAGCGGCACTTCTAGTGCGCCAAATTCTTCGCGCATATTAGTAACATTATCTGTTGCGTTGCCAAATTCTGACGATGTTGCTTCTAAACCTTTTATCAGTTTGTTTAGGTTTTTTTCCATTTCTACGCCAAATGTAAATTCTTCCATTTCTATGCCGACCTCTCTAGCCAGTTCGACAATAGAATTTAAGAAATTACGCAGTGAACGTGTTGCCGCGTTGATTGCGCGTAGAAAATTAATAACTAAAAATTCAGAAATTTTTGCTAATGTAGGCAAAAATGTGGCAGTAATTTGCATACCTATACTGCTAAAGGTACGGCCTAACTTATCAAATAGGTCGTTTGCTTCTTCTACCGCTTTAGCTTGTTTGCCAGTTAGTTCTAACGTAACAGCATTAAAATCTGCTTGTAATTGTTTTAGGCTTCCACTGCCTTGCTGTAAGGTGTTTACAAGATTAACACCTGACCTACCAAACAGGTCAAATGCAATACGCACCCTATCGGCAGGGTCTTGTATCTGCGTTAAACGGTCTGATACTTCATTTAGCAGTTCTGATGTAGGCCGCAGACCGCCCTGTGCATCTGTTACAGTTATGCCTAATGCTTCAAATGCACGTAGACCAGTGCCGATACCTGACGATGCTTCAGAAATAGAACGGCTAAATCTAGTTAGCCCCTTTTCTAATTCTTCTGCGGATGCGCCTGTTTGTGATGCGGCAAATTGTAATGACTGCAATTCGTTTACAGTCAAACCTAGACGTGACGATGCTTTAGCTAGGTCGTCTATCTGTTTTGCAAATACCTGTAAACCAGCCGCGCCAGCCAGACCTATTAGCGCGGTGCGTACATTTAAGATAGAACC